CCCGAACAGCGTTTCGTTGGGAAGACCACCATCCTTGGGGCTGGTTACGGTATGGGCGCAGTCCGGTTTCGGGAGCAGCTAAAGAACTTTGGGGCCGAAATAGACGAGTGGGAAGCGCAGAGGGTTATAAAAATCTACAGGGAAGCCAATAGAGATATATTTAACCTGTGGAAAGCCGCGCAGAATATGCTGGTGTATCTCTCTCGGGGTGATGCGCTACCTTTCGGTCGTAATAACTTGTTACAAGCTGACGTAGACAACAGCGCTATAATTCTACCGTCTGGTATGTTGTTGCGATACGCCGATTTAACTGGTGAGCAAGGCGAGAAGGGTATTGAGTATAGCTACCAAACACGGCGGGGCCGCACTCGCATCTACGGTGGCAAGGTCATAGAGAACGTATGCCAAGCGTTGGCTAGATGTATTATCGGTTATCAGATGTTGGAAGTCTCTAGACGATATAAGGTTGTCTTAACCGTACATGACTCTATAGTATGCTGTGTGCGAGATGATGAAGTAACCGCCGCCCGTAATTACGTAGAAACTTGTATGCGTATGGTACCTCACTGGGCGACGGACCTTCCGATTGACTGTGAATCTGGAGTAGGTAAATCGTACGGAACTTGTGAATGAAATTTATGATTGCCATAATTATAATGTTCGCCCCTCCTAACTATCCCGAGGTGGACATGCTAATTGTGGATAAGCAAGGAGAAGAGGTACTTCGTTTTGATACTTTTGAAGATTGTGCTGTGTACGTCCATCAAAATATAAGGGCGCTCCACATTTTTGCTTTTAAATCTTACGCGCCTAAACAGGTTGGGGTAGATCATGTAGCTTGTTTGGTGGACCCCACGACTACAGGAAAGATTGCAGATAATGTTAGATGAGTACTCGGACGTTGGGCTTGTTGATACCGACGGTGATTTCTTACGTTGCCCTAAGTGCAGAGGCAGTAACTTACATATGAACACAACAAATATGTCTCATGGGATAGTATATGATAAAGATGGCGTGATTATGGAATTTGATTGTATTGATTGTTCGCACTCAGCAATTTTGGCGATAGGTAATGGAGATGTAGGTAAGCAACAGCTTATCGCTCGAATAAGTTGGGTGCATAAGGTTGCTCCCTACGTACCAACTGCCGCTGCTAAATTAGCAGCCTGTTCTCTTACTGGGTACAGCAAAAAACTTAAACAACACGCAGAGAAATACGATCTGTGGGATGTAGCTATAGGTTCCAAAGCTGATGTTCCATTTGACCCAAAAGAATATGCAACTAAAAAATGACTATAGCGCCGTGGTCCTTCAGTAAGATTAAAGCCTTTGAGCAATGCCCAAAGCAGTTCTACCACATGAAGATACTCAAGCAGTACGAAGAGAAAGAGACGGAGGCCATGCTTTACGGCACCCACTTTCATTCGGCAGCGGAGGAATACATAAAGAACTGCGCCCCAATGCCAGAGCGGTTCGACTACGCGGTTGACGTTCTTGACAGTCTTCAAGCCAAACAGGGTAAGAAGTTATGTGAATACAGGCTCGGTCTAACGTCGGAGCTGGAGCCTTGCGGTTTTTCAGATAAAGATGTTTGGTTCCGAGGTATAGCAGACCTGATAATACTGGACGACGACCTAGCGTGGGTGATTGATTATAAAACGGGTAAGTCTGCGCGGTACGCCGATAAAGGTCAGCTAGAACTTATGGCGTTGGCTACGTTTAAACATTTTCCCGAGGTCAACGAAGTACGGGCGGGGTTGCTGTTCGTGGTGTCCAAGAACCTCATACGAGATACTTACTATAGGGACGATGAGGCTAAACTCTGGGAGAAATGGCTGACAAACTATAGTAAGATGGAATCAGCCGCAGCTAATGATGTGTGGAACCCTCGCCCAAGCGGGTTGTGTAGAAGGCATTGCGCGGTTACCGAGTGCGCTCACAATGGGAGAAACTAATGCCATACACGAAATCCCCTCGACCATATAAACACGAATACCAACTACAGAAGAAACGTGGCGAACACGCAAACCGTATGGAAAGACAAAGGGCTAGGCGGGAGTTGGATTCAAAAGGTGTTAACCGTAAGGGTAAAGATATAAGCCACAACAAGCCGTTACGAAACGGCGGCACCAACGCGGATGGGTACAAGTTAATGAGTCCCAGCAAGAACCGTGCGAACAACGGGAAAAAGAAGACTAAAACAGTATAAGACTAGGAGAACGGTCTTGGAGATTATTAAGAACAAGGCGCTGCTGCTCAAGCTGCGGCACCCGAAGCAAGTAACTACGGCTATCCCGAAAAGCCACAAAGTTGACGATAACAACGTGCTTGTTAAGTGGGGCGTTGATGAAACCCACGTACTAAAGAACCTAAACATTAAGGTGCCGTCCCCCATAAAGGGGCAATACGATTGGCCGGGTCAACACAAGCCCTTCGAACACCAGAAAGACACGGCTGCGTTTCTGACCATGAACCGCAAGGCGTTCTGCTTTAACGAGCAAGGCACCGGTAAGACTGCATCTGCTATATGGGCTTCTGACTTTTTGATGAAGCAAGGAGCCATAAAACGAGTGTTAGTTATCTGCCCGCTCTCGATCATGGACAGCGCATGGCGTAGTGACTTGTTTAGTTTTGCTATGCACCGAAGTGTGGATATAGCGTACGGCTCCCCAGACAAACGCCGCAAAATAATAAACGGCGGCGCAGAGTACATAATTATCAATTATGACGGCGTTTACATAATTAAAGACGAGATAATAAACGGTGGATTCGACCTGATAATCGTTGATGAAGCTACCCACTACAAGAATGCCCAAACCACGCGCTGGAAGACACTCAACAAAATATTGAAGCCCGATACGTGGCTGTGGATGATGACGGGAACTCCCGCCGCGCAAAGTCCGTTGGACGCCTACGGATTGGCTAAGTTCGTAAACCCCACAGCGGTGCCGCGTTTCTTCGGTTCGTTCCGCGATATGGTCATGTACAAGGTATCTAACTTTAAGTGGATACCCAAGGAGAGCGCCGTGAGCACGGTGTTCAACGCGCTACAACCTGCCATACGGTATACCAAAGAAGACTGTTTGGATCTACCGGATATGATCTACACAAAGCGAGAGGTCGAACTTACGCGGCAGCAGAAGAAATACTACAAGGAATTGCGAAACCGCATGGTAGTTCAAGCTGCGGGAGAAGAGATAACCGCAGTGAACGCGGCTGTTAACATGAACAAGCTGCTACAGATATCTTGCGGGGCGATCTACACCGATAAGGGCGACACGCTAGAGTTTGATATAAAGCACAGATACAAAGTGCTACGTGAGGTCATAGACGAGTCAAGCCAGAAGGTGCTTGTGTTCGTGCCTTTCAAACATGCGATAAGCGTACTGTCTGAGAAACTTACTTCCGATGGTATAAGCAACGCTGTCATACAAGGTGATGTGCCGGTCGGAAGACGGACTGACATATTTAAGGCATTTCAAGAACAGGACGATCCCCAAGTCCTGATTATCCAGCCAGCCGCCGCCGCCCACGGTGTAACACTGACCGCTGCAAACACAGTGGTTTGGTGGGGTCCGACAAGTTCTTTGGAGACGTACGCCCAAGCCAACGCCCGAGTACATCGTGCAGGGCAGAAGCATAAGTGTACCATTGTGCAGCTACAAGGCTCCCTCGTAGAGAAACACGTTTACCGTTTATTAGATAGCAAAATAGACGTTCACTCCCAAATTGTAGATTTATACAACAAACTGCTTGACTAGTATATTTATTGCCATTAGATTGCACACCCTACAAAGATTTGGAGGTGCAAATGAGTGGTAACCTAGACAAGTTGGTTAAGGTCTACCAAAAAATAAAGGCGAAGCGGAGCGAACTATCCGCTGAGTTCAAGGAGAAAGACGGTGAACTGCGAGAACAGCAGGACACCATAAAGAAGGCACTCCTAGACCACTGCAAAGAGCATGAAGTCGAGAGTGTACGAACCTCTGAGGGATTGTTTTACAGAACCGTTAAGACCCGTTATTGGACGAGCGATTGGGAGTCTATGTACAACTTCATCGAAGAGAACAGTGTACCAGAATTTCTCGAAAAGCGTTTAAACCAAGGCCATGTAAAGCAGTTCCTAGAAGAAAACCCCGAATGT